CAACTATTTTCATTTGTTAATTAAATTTATAATTAAAGTTATATTAGCAGTTAATAGTACACCTATAATAGTAGTTGCAATTGCTAAAAGTTGTTTATTAATACCTGCTGTTTTACTATTAATACCTTCTTTAATAGATAAAACATGTGTTTCCAATGTGCTTATTCTTTGATCGACTTGATCTAGTTTTTCTTCTAGACTTTTATATCGTTCGGCACACAGTTCTACATGCGCTTCTAAATTCACTTTTTCAATACCCGTAGTAGTCGCAACCATATGGTTCCCAAGAAATATCTTAAATATTTATCTAATATATTTGTTTCTGTGTGAATAAAAAAGGCACCAATCGGTGCCCTTTCGTCCAGCATAAAACAATTATTAGATTAGGATGCTGCTAATTTTAATCCAAGATCTGTAACTGCATTGATACCAAACCCAGTAATACCTCTGCCATCAATAATTGCATTAGCATTAGCAGTAGTAAAGGTTTCTGATGAATCTTCCATAACTACACTAATACGAGTTGTATCTACCTGATAAGCTAAAACTGTGTTAGTTAAGCCAACATAAGCTAGAACTGCTTCAACAACTTCGCCAGTTCCCATTTGTGCTGCTACGCTGTTATTTGCTGTAAAGCCAATACAACGAATTGGCTTACCAATACCTGTACTAATAGGTACGCCAGTTGTTTCTGCACTTAAAGCTACATTGCCTACGCTTACAACTGTTTTTGCACTACCATTTGTTCTTGTAAAAACTGCCATGTTAGTTTCCTTTAAAAATGTGCGTTACCGCATAATTTTATTTATACAATTTTACTAATTTTTATCGTTTAGCATGTATTTGAGCACTAAAGCCAAGTCTATCCACAAACTTAACTCCACTAGACACATAGCCTTCCTGACTTTCTACACCTGTGTCTAGATATCCTTTTACTGGACTTGCTTGAGCTGCTTGTTCTAGTTGGGGAATTAAGATATTTTTACAATTAAACAATGCTGCCCACATTGCCCACATTGCAGCTAATCCTTGTTGTTGCTGTTGTAACCAAGGTTCCAATACAGAACGCATTCTATTACTAGGTGCCTTGTCCAGAATAAACTTATAAGACCTTTTAGTAATATCATTAAGATTGGAATTTCTAATTAGTTCTTGATTAATAAAAGGCCCCACCAAAGATGCAATCCATGTATTTTGAGCAATAGGCATAGTTTCAAATAATGCATTCACTGCTTGACTGTTATTGTTAATTGTTGTTTTTACAAAATTAATTTGGTTTCTATTTAATTTAAGTTGTGGAGTTATTGGCAATTTAGCTGGAATAATCGCAACATTTCCTTTGGGCTTTAAATTGCCCAATGTGCCATCTAAAGAAACTGCGTCCTCTGCACTTACTGAAGTAGCAGGTATAAATTGATGAACTGCTATTCCAACAGTTTTACCCTGTAACATTCTGCCAAGTTCACTATTAACATCAATATTATATGTTAATCCTCTTGGGTTTGCTTTAAACACATACATTTGCTGATTGCCTTGGGCAACAGGGCTTAATGTATTACCAAATAACATGTCTCCCCAGTAATATCCTGGAGTTTTAGGTGTGCTTTGTTGTAAAGACTGCCAAGCATTTGCAATGGCACTATGTAACCCACTGCGATCTACACCTCTTGCTGTATCATAGTTAATAAAATCTTGTGGGCTGAAAATTTGTCTACCAGACCCATCCTTTTTGTCAAACATATGTTTGTCAACTACAATGAATCTGCCATTTGAATCCCAACCCCATACTATAGCAGGGTAACCATCATATTTAATTGTTATTTGAGCTGGGTTCTTTACTGTATTAATAATGGCATTAAGTGCATAATTTGCTCCATCTGTACCATAAAATGCTGCAAGATCTTCTGGATGTGTAAGATGTTTTTTACCTACTTGGACCTGTTCTGTTAAAATTTCATTTATTCGCATATTAATACCTAGCTTATACTACGAGCAAACTCTGCAGCAAGAGCATAATTTAACTTGTCTTGTTGTCTTAAAAGCATGATTGCTCTTAATGATTCATCATATAAAGTAACCTGAGGAGCATCTGGGGCTAATCCAGCTGCTGTAATTGCACGCTCTGCTACTTTAGTATTGCTCCAAGGAATAGTTAAAGCATAACTTGATTTAGATGCCATATCCTTCAACAAATCTTTAATAAGATCTCTAAGCTGGTCCGGTAAATGTTTATTAATACCTGTAGCCATTTGAGATATAATTTCTCTAGTGCTACTAGCAGTGGTCTGTTCAACCTTAGCCAACATTTCTAAATAAAAACTATTTACCTCAACAAACGCAGATTTAAATTGTGATAAAGATGCTGGAGTAGGTGGCCTCGTCGTTGAATTAAAAGTGTTGTCGATTTTAGTATCTAATAGATATAGCCTTTCTGGAGTTACAATATATGCTCTATAAGCTTGTTTTAAAAACTGGTTAGCCATATTAACAATATCTGAAATTTTACTAGGATCAGTCAATGTGCCTGTTCTGTTAATAATGCCTAATTTTATTAATTCACCCATGAACTTTTGATAAATTTCCATAGCTAATTTAGATCTTACATACTCTAAATTTGCACGACTAATGGCTGGGTCAGACTTATCAACATTGCCGCCTGCGGCTTGCCATGCTGCTCTGCCTATAAACTTTATTGCATCTAAAACACCTTCTTTAATTATAACTTCATTTATTTTCATTTTTAAATTTTTTCACACCACGAATAAATTTAGCTTGATCTTCGTTTTTAATGCTAACTAGTAGTCGTTTTTTTAATTCTTCGCTTTGCTCTTCAGAATAGTTTTCCTTAATAAAATTAAGTAAATTAATTGCACCTTGAATTACATGAGTGGCCCTGCTTTCAACCAAGTTTTCTCTGTCTCTTAGTAGTCTAAGTGATTCTAATTCTTCTAATAAACTACGGGTTTTGCGAAGCAAAATTATACTCCTACGCCATTATATATTTATATCAAACCAAAAAACTAGTAAAATGCTAATTGCTTGTTTTCAAACTTGCTAACATTGATTTTAATTTATTTGTTTGCACATCTGCATTGACTTTATTGTTTTGGTTATTTGGGTCACTTTCAACCCTACTAGTTGTTTTTAATTGATTTAAAATACTAGTAGTTTGTGGTTTAAGAGTACCTGGCGTGCCTTGGGCATCTTCACCTGGATCTGTAATTCTTAAACTTTCTAGATCAAAATCTAAATCTACTTTTTGTCCAACGCCACTACTGCTTCTAGTTTTCATTAATTGAATTTGATAACGCCCACGCTCTCGCATTGCCCTACTAGTAAAAATACCAAATACATTATCTGCTGTATTAATTTTACTAATACCACCTGAAATGTGACTATGATCAAACTCAATTTCTTCAACTGCACTACGATTAAGTTGGCTTGCAGTAATCATTAGGATATTAAATTCTTTTGCTAAATTCCTTAATTCTTCACTGACATATTTGTCTTTAACAAACAAGTCATTTGGACTAACTTTAGCACTAACTGGCATTACAAGATCCAAATAATCAACCATAATAAAATCTGTTCGTTGATTTGTTTGTACTTCTAGTTCTTTTAAATAAGCACGAATTTGGTTTACATTACTTTGTGCAGGCATATATTTGATACGAAGACTGCCAGATTTTTTGCCAGCCATTTTAATTTTCATTTCTAAATTATCTAAATCTTTAAAGATTTCCCTAGTACTTACATTAGCAATCATACTATCCATACGCATAGCACAAAGTTCTTCACTAAGTTCTAATGTAAGAAATACACCATTAAGTCCTTGTGTAATCCAATTTATGCTAATATTTTGCATGAAAAGACTTTTACCACTGCCTGAACCACCTGCAAATATATTAAGCTCACCTCGATTCATACCACCAAACAAACGACGATCCAATGTAGGCCAACCAGTACTGACTTGCCCATTGTTATTTTTAATCTTCATTAGTCTAGTGCGTGGATCAGCAAAATAGTCTGTACCTAAATCTTTAGTTAAACTGATTTGTACTGCATCTTTGATCAACTTTTCAACTGGGTCAAAGTCACCTTTTTCAATTAAATCTGCACTGAGTAAAATTGCTCTTTCTAGTTCTTGCCTTTTAGTAAATTGTTCAAATTCAGTCATGAACCATTCATAATGATTCTCTGCAAGGTCTGGTATTGGTTTTAATTCTAATCCTGTTACTGCTTGTATTTGTTCCAGCTTAGGCATGGTACTGTATTGACTTACATGCTCTTTAATAAATTTGGCAGTGGTTTTTAAACTTCTATCAAAATTATCTGGATTGTATATATTTTGAATTCGAACATAACTTTCTGGATTTTGTAATAGCATTTCCAAAAAAAGTTTTTGTAGATCTGTATTATATTCTTTAGTCATATAGTTTGTTTATACTTTTTTGCCAGTAAAGAAATCTTTAACGAATTAGATTCTTTTGTTTGTAAAATGTTATACAAAGTAAATAATTTACCGTATTTTACAACAGAATCATTTATATCTTTACAATTTTCTCTCCAGTCTGGGAAACTTACTGACCATCCATATTCTATGGCTTTGTTAATCATTTGCTCACCTGGCCAAACTTTTTTTCCATTTTTGTTTATATGTAAATCAAAGTCTGGCACTACAATTACTTCTCTTGCCAATTCATCAATTAGGTTTGCCTGTTGTTCACTAATATCATTTGTTTGTGTACTAACACCATCTATACTCATTGCATCAAAAGCACCTTCACAAACTATTACAAATTTGCTATCGTTTTTTTGATTATCTAAATTAAATACAAACCCTGCTGGATGATTACTATGATATTTTGGAACAATACCTGAATTCAATGCCCTAGCAGTATACCCTACTATTTCATTTCGGTATTTGAATGGAATAATTACCCTATGACTTAGTTTATGCTCTACTTCTGGGCTCCAATAAAACTCATATTTTTGTAATGATATTTTTCTATCGTAGATATATTGTACAGAATCTACCAATCCTTTATCATAAGGCCGTTCTGCTAGTTCATAAAATTCTACCCAGGCAAAAAAATTCAATGCTTCTTTAGGTAACTGCCTTGCCTCAAATTTAATTTCATCTTCAACAGGTAAGATAGTATTTGGATCTATTGTTTCTTTTATTTGCCAAGCTACGATACTTAACCGTTTTATTTCTAAGGTGTCTACTCCTAACCAACTTAGAAGTTTTCTAAATTTATAAGTTAGTGCTCTGCCTGGAATATAGCTAGTTTTGAATTTACAATTAAAGCAACTATAACTGATTTTACCATCAGGACTTGCAATAAGTCCAGCTCTACCCCTTGTGTCTTGACTTTCTCCATTGTGTGGACAGCAAACTGCATTGAAACTAATCCAACCGGCTTGGTTTTGTTTTTTCTTGCCTGGAAGGATAGAAATTACGAATTCTCGAATAGAAAGTGACATATTACTATTATAAACTAATATTATGTTGAAGTCAAAAAAAGTTAGGCAAATTTGATTACTGTAAAAATTACCCCGGGAGACTGGGGCAATTGCCCGTTAGAAGGAATGCTTGTTATCGCAGTTGTTCCATCCACACTAGTCCATCCTAAAGAAACATTTGAATTTGCATTAAAATTGTATAATAAATTTACAGTCATAATTGTGGCCCCAGGTGTACCACCGTGAATAGCTGGAGTAGTTGCGTAACTTGAAGAAACTGGTATAGGTGTTCCATTTGCCTGAAACCATATTAGTGTGTCTGCAAAATCATTGCCATAGTTTTCTATTTGTGCACTGAATTGCAAATTATATAGGCCTGCATGTTCTATTGTAACATTTCCTGTAGTAGCATCTAATGTGGTCCCATTTGTAATGTCTGCTACATCCAATATTAAATTAGTAGAAACACCAGCACTTGTAACTTGAGCTTGCGTCACTCCAGCGCCTGAAGTATGATTAGCACCGTTAGAGCCAGCAACTCCCCTTGTTATACCTGTAAAAGATGTGCTTGTTTTACTTGTAAATTGAATGATCTCACTGCCTATTCTAATATATCCAGAAGCACTAAAATTATTTGTAGAAACAACTGCTATAGGATCAGTAGAATTAGAATTAATAGATGCTGACAAAGTTGTTTCATTGTCAAATATAAACTGACCATAATAAACATTAGGACTTACTCCGGTTGCGCCTTGGGGCCCAGTTGCTCCAGTAGCACCTGTTGGACCGCTTGATCCGGTCGCGCCAGTAGCACCATTGAATCCAGTTGCACCAGTACTACCGTTTACGCCAGTTGCACCTGTTGCACCATTTAATCCAGTCGCACCAGTAGCAC